ATCAGAAGGAGATTACGCTACTGTAATTGGGATATTTGAAAAGCAATATAAAGAAGGGAAAGCATTAACAGTAGTTGGAGATGGGAAACAGAGCAGACAATTTACACATATTGATGATATTGTAAATGCATTAGATAAAATAAGGAAGCAAGATTATAATAAGGAATGGTATTTAAGTTCAGATAAAGATTATACAATATTAGAAGTTGCTAAAATGTTTTCAGACAATATAGAGTTTATTCCTGAACGTAAAGGAGAGAGATATGAAGCTGTTACAATACCAAATGATACTAAAAAAATATTAAAATGGGAAATAAAAAACGACTTAAAAAAATATGTAAATGGAACAAAATAGAACACATATAGCGAAAAAAAGAATGTTGGAAGCACTAGAGAAAAGTCTAGGTATTGTAACAACAGCATTAAAAGCAACAGATTTATCAAGAACAAATTACTATAAGTGGCTAAAAGAAGATGAGGAATTTGCAGAAGCAGTACGAAATGTAGAATTAATAGCTAAAGATTTTGTAATGTCTAAATTTTATGAATGTATTAAAGACAAAGTACCTTCAGTTGTAATACATGGAGCAAAAAATATATGTGGAATGAATGAAACAAACAAATTAGATATAACATCAGGGAATCAACCAATCAATATGCCTGTAATAAAATTTATAGAAACTGATACTGAATAAAAAATATAACGCTTTATTTAATTCGGATGCTAGATACTTTATAATCACAGGAGGGAGAGGTTCTGGTAAGTCTTTTGCTGTTACGGTATTCCTAACTTTACTTACAATGACTCAAGGCATTAGAATTCTTTTTACAAGATTCACAATGGTGTCTGCTCACTTATCTATTATTCCTGAATTTTTAGAAAAAATAACACTATTAGGATTTGAAGATGTTTTTAGTATTAATAAAGCAGAAGTATTAAATACAAGTAATCAATCTGATATATTATTTAGAGGAATAAAAACATCATCAGGTAATCAAACAGCAAGATTAAAGTCATTACAAGGAGTAAGTTGTTGGGTATTAGATGAAGCAGAAGAACTTATTGATGAGGATATATTTGATACTATTGATTTAAGTATAAGGGAGAAAGGAGTACAAAATAGAGTGATTTTAATTTTGAATCCTACAACTAAAGAGCATTGGATATATAATAGGTTCTTTCAAAACAAAGGAATAGAAGATGGATTTAATGGTGTTAAAGACAATATATGTTATATCCATAGTAACTATTTAGATAATAAAGATAATCTCTCTAAGAGCTTCCTAGAGAGTATAGAGGGGTTAAAGCATACTAATTTTAAAAAGTACCAACATAAAATACTTGGAGGATGGTTAGATAAAGCAGAAGGAGTTGTATTTGAAAATTGGAGTTTTGGAGAATTTAATCCTAATGATTTACAAACATCTTGTGGAATGGACTTTGGTTTTAGTATAGACCCTGATAGTCTTGTTGAAGTAGCTATTGATAAAAAACACAAAAGAATATATGTCAAAGAACATATTTATCAAAATGGTTTAAAATCACACGAATTAGCAAAAATAGTTTTAGATAAGGTAGATGATAAGTTAATAATAGCAGATAGTGCAGAACCAAGATTAATAGAAGATTTAAGACATTTAGGGGCTAACATAAAGCCTGTAAAAAAAGGAACGATTGAAAGTGGGATAACAAGGATGCAAGATTATGAATTAATTGTAGATAATAAGTCAAGCAGTATAGCTAAAGAATTAAATAATTATGTGTATGCAGATAAAGGTTCTAAGTTATATGTAGATAATTATAATCACGCTATTGATGCAATAAGATATAATGTCATTTATCATTTAGATAATCCTAATGCAGGAAAGTATTTTGTACAGTAAACCCCCAACATTAATAAGGAAGAACGACAAGAGAAGAATTAGGGGATTTACTGAATCACAACTAAAATGAGCAGCAAATATATATAAATATTTCAAACAATAAACTAAATTACTAATTTTTCTATAATATAATATATGAAAGTCAAGATTAAAAAGAAGGGAAAGACAAAAGAATTTAAACTAATTAATGATTGGTCAGAAGTAAGTTTTGAAAAATGGTTAAAATTAATTGACTTTAAGACAGGAACAAAAACAAAAGAAGCTACTGAAACAATAGCATTATTTTCAGATATTCCTAGAAAATTAATTAATCAATTAGAGATAAAGGATGTAGCTATAATGATGAATCATATATCAGAGCTACAACAAAAAGAAAATACAACATTAAAAAAAATAATCACAATCAAAGGAATAGAATATGGCTTTCATCCTGATTTGGATAGCATAACACTTGGTGAGTATGCAGATTTGGAAACATTTATAAAAGATGATATGGAAAAGAATTTACCTCAAATTATGGCAATTTTATATAGACCAATAAAGGAAAAGGGAGAAAATGGGGTGTATACTATTGATGCTTATGATGGAGATATACGGATAAGGACGGAGGAAATGAGAAAGATGGTAGCTGAACAAGTGCAAAGTGCGCTGGTTTTTTTTTATCATTTAGGGAAAATGTTATTAGGGACTTTGCCATTATCTTTGATGCAGCGGATAAAGGAAATGAATCAGTGAAAGTATCAGAATCATTTGCAGACAAATGGGGATGGTTTGGAGTAATGTATAGATTAGCAAATAGTGAAATAATAAATTTAGAAAAAATAACAAGACTTAATTTGTTTGAATGTTTAACTTGGTTAAGTTATGAAACGGATTTAAACTTACAAAATAAAGTACAATATGGCAGTAACTAATAAAACATACAATAATGTAATAGATACATTAACAGAAATAGCAGAAGATTATTATCAAATATCTACTGTTTCAGTTGGAGATATTTATGATATTAATTTGGAGAAGATGCAAAAATTTCCTTTAATGCATATTAATCCTATAAATGTAGAAACAGGTGATGCTACATTAACTTATAATTTTCAAATTTTTATAATGGATATGGTAACTGAAAAAAGTGATTGGCCTACACATGACCAAAGAGAAAATAGTAAATTAATTTACAATAAGACTAATGAACAAGAAGTATATAATCAAACGCTACATATAGGAATAGATATAATTGGAATATTAAGACATAGTTCTAAAATGTCAGCTTATGGCACAACTGATATCAATGCTCCTATATATCACACAGAAGGTCAATACACTTTAGAACCATTCCAAGAAAGATTTGACAACCTTTGTTGTGGGTGGGTTTTTAATTTAAATGTAGAAGTGTTAAATGATTTTCAAACTTGTGATATACCATCTGAAATGAGAGGTATAGGGAGATGATAAAATTTAAAATAGGTAAATATAAAATAGAAATAGGATTTTTTAAAATAACAATAAGATTATGAAATACGAAGATTTATTAGAAGAATTAGAATCAATAAGTATAAAGTTAGAATCCTATAATGATTACCCTCAGTCAGCAACCAATAATGCTAAACGTGCAAGAAAATGGAAAAAAGAAAATGGTAGTAAATGTGGTACAAGAGTTGGGTGGACAAGAAGTTCACAATTGGCAGATAAAAAACCTATAAGCAGAGATACAATAGCACGTATGGCTTCATTTAAAAGACATCAACAACATAAAGATGTACCATATTCAGAAGGTTGTGGTGGTCTGATGTGGGATGCTTGGGGTGGAACTTCAGGTGTTAATTGGGCAATAAATAAATTAAAACAAATAGATAAAAAATAAAAATTATGGCAGATTTAGTAACAACAATAAGTGAGAGTGTCACTTTAAACGGAGCAGTCAGAGGTTCTACAAATTCCGTAACAACTTCAAACATTACTGATGTAATGGAAAGGATAGTAACTTGTACTCATTCGCAAACTACAACAGTAGCAGTTTTTAACTCAACACCATACGGAAGTCCAGGAGCTTTAGATGTTGAGAACTGTAAGTATTTAAGGATAACAAATTTAAGTTCCGACCAAGATATGAAAATAGCTTTTGTAACTTCAGCTTCAAATTATCAAGTAACTGTAAGAGCAGGGGGTTCTCATATTTTATTCCAAGCAGAAGAAGGAGTTTTTGGAGATGATGATGCTAGTCCATTATTCCCTACATTACAAGATATAGTTACAGTACAAGTAAGACCATCAGCATCAACTGATGTGCAAGTAGAAATATTTGTAGCTCTTGTATAATGAAAACACAAAACATAGAAAGGTATTTGAATAGCTTTGGTAAATATATTATCAAGCAATCAAGAACAAATCTTACTAAAGGTAAAAAAAACGCAAGTAAAGACTTATACAATTCTTTGCAATTTCAAGTTTTACCTGATAAAAAAGGATTTGTAATACAATTTTCTATGGCTGAATATGGAACATTTGTAGACAAAGGTGTTTCTGGAAATGATAAAAGAAGAGAGTACAAGGATTATCTCGGCACAACAGTATCTAGTCCTTATAAATATACAACAAAACAACCTCCTTCAGGAATATTAGAAAAGTGGATAAGTGCAAGAGGATTAAAAGGAAGAAATGCAAAAGGAAGATTTATAACAAACAAATCATTTGCTTTTTTAATAGCAAGAAGTATCAAAGCAAAAGGAATACAAGGCATTAGCTTCTTTCAAAGACCAATGGAGTTAGGATTAAAAAAGTTTGGTGGTGATTTATTAAATGCACTAAAGGGAGATATTAAAGAAAGTTTAAATAAAACAATAGTAAAATAATGGCTACATCAATAATAGAACAAGAACCACAATACAACACTTTAGTAGTAGGACAGCCTGTAGTATTTGTAATTTCAAATAATACCGCAGTCGCTAATGAAACAAGAGTGATGTTTTACGCAGATGTTCATATTTCAGGAAACACACCTCCAAATTTAAATAACCAAGAAAATTTTATAGGTAGATTTAAAACAACACCCAATAATGCAGGAGTAGGAATATTTGATTTCGCTAGTGTAGTTGAAAATTTTGTAAGTGCAGATACAAGGAGCAGCGATAATGCTGAGTTTAAAGACTTTGTACCTGCATCTACTTTAGCTAAATCATATCCAATACATATAATAGACAAATATTCTTATAGTTTAAATTCTGTAAGGTTTATGAAAATTCAATTTGGAGTACAATATTTGGACACCACAACCACACCTCCTACTGTCAGTATTGATAC